GATGTCATCCAAGTGGTCCTTGTTGGATCGTATGTGTGGGGGACCCCAACTGCAGAGTCAGATGTTGATGTGTTGGTGGAGGTCCCTTTGAGAGAATACAGAAGATTTTCAGGACACAGTTTAATGATGGCAGATGGAAAGAAATTATCATTGGTAATAAGAGACAGGCACAGGACACCAACAATTGACCAGAAGCACAGGCAAAAGTGGGACCTGTCAAGATATTCATTAACAAAGAATGAAATGTATGAAGGTGCTGATGATGAGGCATTTGATGCATTCAGAAAAGCAACATAAAAAAGGAGTAAATCATGGCAGTTGATAAATTCACAGCAGTGCCAGAGCCAGAAGTCCCTGCAGGACCAGAGCCAAAGGCAGATGCATGGAAAGACAAGCAAATCCAGAGGGAACACACCCCTGCAAAGGTCCAGACACAGTTGACCTATAGGCAAATTGAAAAGGATGTGGCAAGGTGTGATGAGATTATTGCACAGCAACAGGCAAGAAAAGCAGAACTTGAGGCAGATTTGGTGAAGATCGAAAAAGTCGCAAATCCATCTGACTAAATGAGCACTGATCTCACATACTCGAAAATCTTCATGAGGGAGGTTGAGAGGGTTCTGGAGCATGAGGGTGGATACAGCAACACAAAGGATGATGCAGGAGGAGAGACTAAATTTGGAATCTCCAAGAGAGCATTCCCTGACACCAACATTCTGGACCTGACCAAAGCAGATGCAGTAAAAATCTACTGGGAATTCTATTGGAAAAAGTACAAAATAGAATTATTGCCAGAGCACCTGCAGGGGATGACCTTTGACATGGTTGTCAATAAAGGCAGGAGAGGGGTCAAGATTCTACAGGAGGCAACCAACAGCAAGAACCAGAGGAAAAAAGACAGCCAGATTGCTGTGGATGGCTACATTGGGAGAATGACAGCAAAGGCATGTGGGAACCTTGAGGTTGACAGGCTTGTTGCATTCAATGTATTACACTATTCAAAATTGGTCTTGAACAAACCAACACAGATGAAGTTCTGGTTTGGGTGGTTCAGGAGAGCAGTCTCAAAGTTAGAGTCATGATGAGTGAGGGATGTTGAGTTGTGCTTTTATGTTTTGATTTCATTAATAAATGGCTGAAATACCACAATTATCACCAGAAATTGAACAGTTCTTTGGGCACTGGGTATGGGTTGCTGTCATTATGGTGGCAGGATTCTTTTTCAGGGAGGCTGTCATCAATGCAATTGCAGGTGTCAGGTTTTACAAGAGCAGAGACTTTAATGAACTGGATGTCATCTGGATATACAACAGAGTGGCAAGGATCACCAAAATTGGGATGATGAAAACCACATTGATATTCTATGACAGAGGCACAAAGATGACAATCCCAAACCATGAACTGGAATCACAAAGGATGGAGAAAGCACTCCCAATGGCAGACCTTTCACAATTGCCCACAGAAGATGATCCAGATGGGGGTCTCTACAAAGAGGGAGAGGAACCAACCAAGAAAGAAATGGGTGAGGGTCTTGTTGAATAATGCAAAAGGACATGGACAATGGAGCAAGATCATTCAAGAGTCAAGTCATTGGATCAGATTCATTTTCTGTGACAGTAAATTTCAAATGGCTCATTCAATTGTTTGTCTTGGTGGGTTCATTGATTTACACCTTTTACACATACCAGATGAAGATCATCAACATTGAGAACACAATTGCAGAGAACCAACTCCAACTTGAAACACTCATCTCAATCCATGAACAGGAGTCCAATGCTAAACTGGCACAGATGGAGGAAACCATCAAATGGTATGAGCAGGAAATTGTCAAGGTGGGTGGAGTAAGTTTGAACCCATTCTCATGGAAGTCAAAGAAAAAGGGGAAATGAAATGCCAAGCATAGTTGAGAAACACAACCTCAAAGTAATTGAGGACACAGGAAAACCTCTGGTCATTGAACCAAAGCCAAACGACAAGTGGACCAAGACCCAGATCAAAGAGTACATGGACAGCCATGAGATTGAATATAATTCTGGAGACACAAAGGGGGACCTGTTGGATAAGGTATTAAGAGCATGAAACGGAGACCACAAAAATCCACCCAAGATTTAGGAAAGCAAATGATTGCCCAGAGTGAGAGACTCAAGGGCATTGATCAAAAGATTGACCTGCATCATGATCAGTACATGCACAGACTTGACAGCATTGACAGCCTCCTTGCAGTACAGAATGACAGGTTGAGAGAGAATGAAAAAACAAGCAACACAAACAGGGGGGCAGGGATATTCATTTCAGCACTGTTCACAGTTCTGCTCATTGTGATTGCAATAATAAAATAAAGGGAGAAAATGATGATTGAATTATTGACAGCAAAATTGGGGAGCACTGCACTGGCTTATGGAGCCACAGGTTTATCAGGCATGGTGGTTGCCTACATTTTAAAAAAGATTCCAAATGAGACTATCAAGGCAAAATTTGGGTTGTTCATGTATGGTCTTGGTGTGACCTGTTCTTTGGGATTATCAAAGTTTAAATGGACAAAAGGAATCTGGAATGCCACCATTGAACCCTATATCATAGATGCAATTGATAATATTGCTGTGACAGGGATTGCAAAGTTTGTGGAGGGGTTGAGGTCCGACAACAAATAAAAGTCCCTTGAATGGGCAAATTTGAGCCACCACAGGCATTCTGTCATCATGCTCACTCTCGACTACCTCCATCCCATACCTCCTGATCATGATGGCAATAAAAAAGGGGCACATTGCTGTGCCCCTTTCATTTGGATCAGGTGATGTTTACTCAACAACCTCATGACCATTAAGTCCTGCATCTCTGGTTTGGTCCAGATATTTCTGCCTCTGGTCCCTTTCCCATGCTCTCCTTGCCACTCTCCTTTGATGTGAGTTGCCATGAAATGTGGGAGGTGCTGTGAACCCAGATGGCTTTCTTGGGGTTTGGATTATTGGGATGTGTAGGTTCTCCCATTTAGGCTTGAAAAACTTTGCCTTGATCCAGTTGATTAGTTTTTTCATTGTTCAATCTCCATTTTATGTTGGCACAATTTAAACAATAATATGATATAATCAAATCCTATTTCAGACATGAAAAGTGCAGTAAAACAGCACAAATTGTATGATATAGCAAAAAAGTGCAAAATCGCTGTGAAGGGGTCTAATTGCCCGAATGCGGGACTTTTATGATTTAGCATATATCATATCACCTCATGCAGAGATCGTGGATTTACTCTCGACAAAATCACCTGTGAAAAATGCAATGTTGACCTTGACCAATGTTCATGGATGGGACCTAAAAAATGTTTGGCATGATCTTTGCTATACAACACAATTAAAAAACTCATTTATAAAATAAAGTGCTTTGATATATGATATGGTATAAATAATTTTGTGGGTAAATAATGAATCACTCATAATCAAAAGGAGACTGAAAATGAGCAATCACATGATAATAAGTAACCAAGCAACAATGGACCAAGTAAGGGCAATCCCAGTTCCAGAAATCACTGAAACCTTTTTCCCAACACCCCATGCAGAAGTGATCACAATGGTGGAATCGTATGCAAAGGGTATCTTGGACACTTCATTCACATTCAAAAAGAATGTATATGGCTTGGCAAGAAAAGGACAAAGACTGTTTGGGATGCTGACATTTGCAAACTCATCTAATGAGCAAGAGTTGGCAATTGCCTACAGGCAAGGATATGACAAGACCCTGCCCTATGGTGTGGCACTTGGAACATCAGTCATGATCTGTGAAAACCTTGATCTGTCTGGTGACATTGTGATGAGCAAAAAGCACACCCTTAATGGATGGGATGCAATCAAATCCACCACAGAACACGCATTGAAAAATGCTCCCACCATTTACCACAAGCACATTGAAGATGCAGAGGAAATGAAAGGGGTCCAGATCACACAGCAAAGGGGTTGGGAACTGCTTGGATTCTTGAGAGGGTCCAACATCCTGAAACCTGTCCAACTGTCCAAGGCTTTTGAACAGTGGCAGAAACCTGACTATGATCACCCAACTGACAACCTGTGGGGATTGTTTAATTCCTGCACAGAGGCACTCAAACTGGAAAGTGACCCAACCAATGCCATGAGCAGGAGACTTGCTCTGCATCAGGTTTTCACTGAAAAGTTTGTGACAGCACACCACAACACTCCAAGGGTGCTTGTTGGTCAAGCATAATATACCAACCAATCAGAACCAGAAAAGGGGCAGAGAAATCTGCCCTTTTTTTTTCTATTAAAATTTTAAAAAGGAGAACAGCATGAAACATGAAAATGGCAATGGCACTGTTTACCAGAGACAAGTTGACAAATCAAAATGTCAGGTTTTGTTTAGGAATTTAGAGCCACAATTGATTAAAGACCTTGATCAAGTATGCAAGGAGAAAGGGGTGACACGCAAGGTGGCATTCATTGAGATGTGCTCCAATTATATCTTTGCCCATAAGTATCATCCACAGAACAAATGAAAAAAAAGGCAGGACCAGTAAGGTCCAAGGACTGGAAAGACTGGGAGAAAAAAGGGTGGAAATATAAAGGATTGAATGATCCAGAATATATCAAGGACAGAGATGCACTATTCAAGAAGAATGGCAATGGGTGGTGGTGGTACACAGGAGCAATGAGGGGTCGTGGACAACCTGTGGATAACTTTAAAAAACCTGTGGAGAACTATGATCCACCATTAAAAAAAATTAAAGGGTGGGTTTTAAATTATTTTAAACCATAATAATACAAGTATTTAATAAAAAAAAACTATTATAATAAATAGAATGTCTGCGACAAATAGATACAAAGCAAAAAGAGAAAAAACAAGAGGGACTGTGATCAGGTGCAAACTTGGAGACATAAAACAGAAAGCAAAACATCTGAAGAATGACAGAGTAAAACATCTGAAAAGATTCTGGACCACACAGGATCATGATGATGCCATTGAATACATAGGCAGAGATACCCCTAAAACAGCCATATTTCCCCACTGGTGGCACAAAAGAAACAAACGCAGGTGGAAGGTCAGGCAAAAGAGGAAAGCGGAGAATTTCGGCAATGTACTGCAGAGCCTTATGGAGTATGGATATCAGCCAGAACTATTCAAGAATGGTCACATGAAACTCCACAAATTCCATTGGCTCATTGATGGCAATCACAGATATGAGTTGCTCTATGCAAAACATGGTCCAGATTATGAGGCAGACTTTCTGGTTGTGGGATGGGTGCAGAGCACAATGGTCACAATCATCACATTGGTCATGGTCACAACTTACATGATTTTGTTCCTGATTCTTGTTCTGATCAGGGTGGTCTCTATACCATATAATATATTGAATAAACTTTTTAACTTTTTAATCAGGAAAGTGTCTAAAGAATAGACCAAGACCAAGATTGAGGAGTTTCTCCTCGACAAATAGGACTTGACAAGTATGGGTTTTCATTAGTACCTTACAGGTACTAATGAAGGAGACAATCATGACACTACTCAAAAAATCAAATCTTCATTCAGGGATGTGGCTCCTGTTGGGCAATGCACCTGTGGATGACTGGGGGAAAAAGACCCTGCTGTCAGCCAGATGGATGATGTTTGACTATCGTAAAACCCCACTGTGTTCAAGGGAACTGCAGTGGTATGGGCAGGACAGGAACCCATATAAATTGACACCTGTCAGGATCAGTAAAATGAACCCTTTATCATACAAACATGATTATGGGTCCAAGCACATTCTGATCAAACACATCTCACATGCTTTTGAATCTCACACTGAATTCATTGCATGGAGAAATGAGTTCCTGAAAGAGGAACGGAAAAAGATCAAGACCCTGCACCAAGAGGCAAGGAAAGACAAGAAGTTCTGGAGAGCAAGAAAAGAAGAACTTCAGCACTGGGGCAGACTTGATGACTTGAAACAAATCAAAAAGATAAAATAAGAGGAGACTGAAAATGAACCTTATTGACAAAATCAAAGTTGTAGTACTTGACTGCTATGGGACCATAGTTGGATATGGGTTGGAACCATATCAGGGACAGACTGCAAGAAAAGGACTCATTGAGTTCTTGGACAAGTGTGTGGCAAATGACATCCAGATTGCCATTGCAACAGATGACCACAGGAAAGAAAGAGTGTGGGGTCTATTGAAAGAGATCGGCATTGCTGACTATTTCACCAATGACAGGACCCACAGTGATCTACCTGCAATTGATCATTTCCTATTTTATGGATATGAATCATTGGATTTCACACAGCACAAACATGGTGACAAAAATTTTGCATTGATTGCAGATGACTTTGGCATCAGTCTTGATGAGTTGTACTTTGTGGGTGACAATGGTGTTGGCAGGGACCAGAGGTCTGCAGAGAGATACAAAGTGCAGTGGACCAACTGTGATCAATATCATCCCAATGCAAAGTTTGGTGATGAATATGACTTCAACAAAATCCTTGAACCATTTGCATGGACAGATTCAAGTGTCAAGGAGTTTGCCAATTTCTACACACAAGGAATTGGACCAAGGTCAATTGATAGTAAACTGGAGTATTTCAAAAAAACAAAGGAGACTGACTAATGAAAGAATCATTCAGAGCCAATGCAGGGATCAGCAAAATGAACCTTGGCAAACTGGACATCATCAACAACATTCTTGATGACTACAGGAACCAAGGATTGAGGCTGACCTTGAGGCAGTTGTATTACCAGATGGTTGCAAGGGACATCATCCCAAACAACATGTCAGAGTATAAAAAGGTGATCAACCTTTGCACCAAAGGCAGGATGGGTGGACTCATAGACTGGGACTCAATCGAGGACAGACTACGGAGACCGAGGTTGCCTTATTGGTCCATTGATGTTGAGGATGCACTTGAGGACACTGCAAGGACCTACAGGGTGGACAGGCAGAAAGGGCAGGACTGGAATGTTGAGGTCTGGCTTGAGAAAGAGGCACTGTCAGCAATTGTGGGCAGGGTCACAAGCAAGTATCATGTCAGGCTTATGGTCAACAGGGGATATTCATCCTGCACAGCCATGAGAGATGCACATCAGAGATTCCAGAGACATGACAACAATGTCATCCTGTACATGGGGGACCATGACCCATCAGGACTGGATATGATCAGGGATGTGGATGACAGGGTTGGTGAATTCAATGCCAAGCAGAATGGCTATGATCTGAAAGTCAAGCACATTGCTTTGACCATGAACCAGATTGAAGTTCTCAAACCACCACCCAACTTTGCCAAGGTCACAGACTCAAGGGCACAAGAATACATCAATGAGTATGGCACAGACTCATGGGAGATTGATGCTATTGAGCCACAGGTGTTGTCTGACACAGTTGAGAATCACATCAAAGATTGGATTGATGTGGACCTGTATGATCAACAGGTGGCAATTGAAAAAGAGGACAAAGCAAACCTCACAAGGATTGCTGAAAATTACAGCATGGTCCTTGACTATCTGGAGGACATGGGAGAATAATCCCTGACAGCACACCACCCAAACAAGAGGGGCAGATTTTTTCTGCCCCTTTTTTATTGTTTTAAATCTTTGTAAGTTATATCATATCAAAGTGCCTATTTTTGGGCATTTGAACAAAGAGCAAAAGGAGACAACAATGAAACCAAATAAATGGGATGACATTCAAGCCATCCTGCAACAACCAACCCCAATTGATGAAATCAAGTGGAAGTGCCAGAGCATCAACAGGAACACTGGTAAAGCCACTATGGTTGCATACACGGATGCCAGACTGGTCAGGAGAATTCTTGATGAGGCACTGGGCATCTTTGGGTGGGAGTGTGTGTACACAAGGGACTCAAAAGGAGTTCTTTTTTGTTCACTCACAATCACATCACCTGATGGCACGAAAGTGACCAAGCAGGACTGTGGTGTCCCATCAGAGTTTGAAAAGGAAAAGGGTGAGGTATCAGATGCATTCAAGAGGGCATGTTTTGCCTTTGGCATTTGTGCAGACCTATATGATCTGGACATCCACTTTGTGGACTGTGAGCAGAGATCAGATGGCAACTGGAAAGCACCTTTTGACTGGTCCCCTACACAGGACCGCAAGACAAAGCAAAAGGCAGTGAGGAAAGAGATGGAGACTGGTGACTATCGTGAGATACCATTTGATGAAGATGAGAAAGATGAGCAGAATGGAGCACCACCCAATGGAGACAATGGTGACTATCAGGATTGGAAACTGAATGGCAGGAGACAGCCAATTGGATTCACAGATGAAAACAGGGACAAGGCATGGAAAGACATTGAGCCAAACCTGTTGATGTGGATTCTCACAAAGATGGATGTGGAGAAATATCCAAAGAATGCTGAAAGACAGTTGATGGCATCAAAGGAAATCATCACAAGGATCACAGCCAATCAGTGGGTACAACCTGCAGGTGATATGGATCAGGATGCCACTGAAACCATGGCAATGCTAATCATCCAGTCATGAAAGGCTATAAAAAACAGGTAGAACAATTGCTCACTGACAATGAGCATTTGAGGGACAATGACCAGAAACTCCTTGCCAATGTTTATTGGTTGAGAGTATCAAACACCTTGCAGAATAAACTGACAGGTGAGGAGATGAGTGGTGTCAAAAAGTTCCTGCATGAGATGGCAGAGGGCAACCTACCTGATGATGGATCTGTCAGAAGATGCAGAAGAAAACTCCAAGAGTTGAAACCTCATTTGAGGGGCAAACTATGGGACAAGAGGCATCAAAAGGCTGAACAGGTCAAAAAGGACATCTATGATCTCAAGTTGTTCCTTGATTAATAAAATGGCAGGGGAGGGCATTGATGGGATGGATGCCACTCCAGATGAGAATCAGGAGGTCAATGACTCCCCTGCAAACCAAAAGGAGACTGTAATGAGTAAAATGGCAGAACTGGACCATGAACTGAAAGACATGGGACCAAGAGACCCAGAGGATTCATATTTGTATGATGTCCTTGGGGAAATGAATCTGGATGATCCAATCACCACTGATGAAGTGGTGGAGGGTCAGACCACTGCAAATAAATACCTCTATGTTATTTCAAAGTTGAGAAATGAAATAGAAAAGGTCAAAGCAGTTGGGCAAGACCAGATTGAAAGTGCACAGGCATACATTGACAGGGAAAGCAACAAGAGAGAAAAAACAATTGATTTTCTTTCTGAAAGACTGCACCTGTTCATGATGGGTCAAGATCAAAAAACAATATCACTGCCCAATGGTGATCTGAAAATGAGAGCCAGACAGGACAAGGTGCAAGTTGTAGATGAGGAAAAGGTTTTGGCTTGGATCAAATCTGGTTCAAGTGATTTTGACTCAATGCTCCGCATCAAGGAGATGATCAACAAGGCAGAGATGAAAAAATACATCAAGGAAACAGGTGACATCCCTGATGGTGTTGAGGTTGAGTCACAAGAGCCATCATTTTCTGTGGTCACATAAGGGAATGAAATTGTCAGTCACGGAGTGGACCCCATACATGCAAAGGTTCTGGGTCCTGAAATATGGCATTGAGTTGGTGAGTAGGTGTTCTTGATCAATTCACTGAAAACCAAGGAGCCAATCCGTGCAAAGCATGAGTCAGGGGAAAGTAATAATGCACATGAGAATGTGTGTTTGGTAACACCTAATGTCTGGACTTCAAATCCAATTCCTATCGGTAGGTGCTTTCCCCTTGCCTCAAAAACTTCAGGGGGACTTGCTCACAAGGAGTGCTGTTTTTACTCACAACTACCAAGTCTGATAATTATTGGTTTCACCCCATTAATGAACATATCAGACACCCACACTATAAAACAGCCTCCTTGCCCCCTTTATGAGCCAAATAAACGCATCACAGGGGGTCCACATGCTACCACTAAATAAGAGAGTAGGAGACTACATTGCCAAGTTCCCAAACCAAAAACTAATGATTCATCATGGGGGCATGGTTTTCACATTTCATAATGCAAGGATTCTGGAGTGTCTATGGTTTGCGGTCAAGACCCTATTCCAGAGAAAACCAAAAGGAACATCACAAGCAGACACAGCCACAGAGCAGTTTGTGGTTGATCCAAAAACAAGACAGGCACGGATCATAAACAAGGAACAAGGTGGCATGAGACTGATGCAAAGAATCATGAATCAATTCAAGGAGACAGGTGAAGTGAACCCAGATAAAACACCACCCAAAGGAAAAGCAATCAGGTGGGATGAGGAAAAGGGTTATCACTATGTGAGCAAATCAAATGAGCATTCCACATATAACAGATGGATCAAGTCAAATAATACCAAACCAAAAGGAGACAACAATGATGGAATTTAAAAGCCTATTATCAGAGGCAAACATAAGTGCACAGGGGATCAGGGGGGTTGTGCTCACTGACATCATCTGGGACAATGGAGAGAACCAAGACAGATACATAAATCATGAGGCATTTGCATCATATTACAAGACAGACAATGTGACAATTGAATGGTCAGTCAGGTTTGATCATAAGGGTGCAGGGTTTTACATGTCAATCACAATCAACAAAATCACAGGCACACACTGTTGTGAATTTGACAGGAATGATGTTGATGACCATGAGATTGAGTTTGAGTTCAATGATGACCTTGATTCAAAATGGGAATTGAAAGCACAGTCATATTATGATGCCAAGGATTTTGCATTCAATGCAATTCCACATGCTATTTTTCCAAAGGGATTGGAGATTGATTACAATGCCAAGGAATGTGTAGTTTATTATGGCAGATAGGAGGCTGAAATGACACCAAAACCTGCATATTATTCCATATTGACTGCCAAGGTAAGGTATGACAATGATCTCACCATGGGAGCCAAAATTCTGTTTTCAGAAATCACAGCATTATCCAACAAAAAAGGGTATTGCTTTGCAACCAATGGGTATTTTGCAAAACTGTATGATGTAACCCAGACCACAGTATCATTGTGGATCACATCATTGAAAGACAATGGACACATCAAAGCAAAGTATCAAGGAGGCATCAGGATGCTGTATGTCCCACAGCAAACCACGAAAAAACAATCAAGAGCAGACATCAGAAAGATTCTTGATGAAGTTTTAAAAAATTAAGTCTGTGCCTATTTACGAAAGTTCAGTCTCCGAACTGGCACAGCAAAGGTGGGGGGTCCAAGTGAGTAGTGTCATTATAAACTCCCCACCTGAATTTTCCAAATATGCTCCCCCAAAAAACTCCATTTCACGACCATCAAGGCTTGTCTGGAAATGACATGGACATTGAGGATCAACTCATCAATGGAGCACCATGGGACAGGGACAAAAGGATTGCTGACAGATTGAGCAACTGGGTCAAATACTATTCAGAAAGGACTGGAGAGGTTGAGCCAGAATTCTTGGACTCCAAGGTCAGCATCACCCTGACAGAAAAAGAATGGGGCAAGAGTGCAATTGTGCCCACCCTGAACAAATCATTGAGAGGGCACTGGTCCATCCCATACAAGCAAAAAAAGAAATGGACTCTGATATTCAAACACTACATGGATCAAGACCAGATTCCAAAAGCCAAGGAAAGAGGGACATATTTTCTCCTCATTAGATCATACAGAAAGAGGATCATGGACAAGGACAATCTCTATGGTGCACACAAATGGATGATTGATGCTTTGAGAGATACTGGCTTTATTTATGATGATGATTCACCCCATTGTGCCCTGACTGTTGAGCAGAGGAAAGGGACCAAAAAGGCAGGTGAAGAAATAAAAACTGTAATAGAGAGATATTTCTTGACTAAATTGTAGTGTGACTTTTATTCTCCCACCAAGAAACTTGGGAGCAAAGGAATGACAAAAGTCAGAACTGGCAGACCTAAAATCGAAATAGATTGGGGAGTCTTTGACAGCCTTTGTGAAATCCAGTGCACCCAAGAGGAAATAGCAAAAGTTCTGGCTGTTTCTGTACGCACCTTACAGAGAAGATGCAAAGCGGAAAGAGAGGAGACTTTTGACAGCCTATATAAAAAAGGCAGTCTGGGTGGACAGCATTCAGTGAGGAGAGCACAGTTCAGGATGGCACATGAGGTCCCTGTCATGTCAATATGGTGGGGAAAGCAACATCTTGGACAATCTGACAATGGACAACCCAAGCAGGAGCAGGTCAAGCCAATTGAACTGATAAGAGTGAAGTCCATGCTTGATGCAAATTAAAGTTGATGATAATAGAGTAAACATACTCCATGACCCCCACAGGTTTGTCATTTTAGTGGCAGGGAGAAGATGGGGGAAAACTTACTTGTCTTTGACATGGTTGCTGTCAGATAAATTCACAGCAAATGACATCCGTTTCTTTGTTGCTCCCACCTATAGGCAAGGCAAACTAATTGCTTGGAATGTACTCAAGCAGATGTTGTCTGATACCAAATGCCAATTCAATGAAACAGAACTGAAAGCCATCCTGCCAAACAACAATGAGATCAGGATTGTTGGGGCAGATAGAGCCAATCTATTGAGGGGTGTTGGCTTGACAAAAGTTGTTCTGGATGAGTATGCCTACATGAAACCAGAGGTCTGGCAGATGGTGATCCTGCCCATGCTATCAAATACCAAAGGCAGGGCACTGTTCACTGGGACACCCTCTGGCTACAACCATTTCCATTCCCTATTTTTGAGAGCAATGGATGATCCTGACTGGGCGGTGTATGAGTACAAGACAAAGGATGGTGGCTGTGTGGACCCAGAAGAGATTGCACTGGCAGAGAAAGAGATGGATGAGAGAACATTCAGGCAGGAGTTTGAGGCAACCTTTGAAACCTATGAGGGCACACTATACTACAATTTTGATCCAGTTCAAGTTGTGAGAAGTTCAATCACAAGGGATGAGAGATCACCACTGTGGCTGACATGTGATTTCAACAAGAGTCCAATGATCTGGTTGGTTTGCCAAGAGGTGGATGGGCACATAATTGTCATTGATGAGATGGTCATGAAATACAATGCCAAGACACAGCACCTGATCAGAGAGTTCTGTAAGAAGTATGCACATGTGAAAGAAAAGATGATCTATGTGACAGGAGATGCATCATCAAAATATGAGACTCACAGGGATTTCACATCAGACTATGTCCTAATCAGGGATGAGTTGGTCAATCACAACTGGCATGTCATTCTCAAGGTCCCAAGGAAAAACCCCAACATCAACAACAGGGTCAATGTCATTTGTTCCCTTATTCAACATAAGAGAATTTCAATCACAGACAAGGCACAATATTTGATTTCTGATTTACAGTCCAATGAGACAGATGGCAAAGGAGCCAAGAGCAAGGTGGACCCAATGAGGACCCATGCCAGTGATGCATTTGATTATATCACATGGATTCTATTTGCAGATAAATTTTACACAACACAAAGAAACCACCAAATGATAGGAGGATAAAATATGCAGTCATCACTTGATTCAGTTCATGCTGTTAATTATTCACTAATAGAAAAGAACCAACTTGCTGACCTACAAAAGAGGGCATCAATAAGAGATTTCTTTCTGGAGCAGGACTCTGTCCACATACAGGCAAAACTAAAAGAGGACCTTGGGAAATATTACTCTGATGCAAAGGACTTGGATGATATGAAACTGATCACACTTGACTATTTCATCCCATCATTCATGGACAAGATTTGCTCTGTATATAACACACCACCCATCATCAAGTTTGAGAATGAGGGTCAAGACCAAGATAGGCTTGAGGCTCTGTTTGATGAGGTGGATATCAAGCATCTGATGGCAGACAACATGATCAAGATGAAGATGCACAACACCATCATGGTCCACTGCAAATGGGTTGAGGACATAGACAGGCTTGTGGTTGAGCAGTACAATGCAGGGACAGCACTGGTCTATGAACTGCCAGAGCATTTTTATGATCCAATGATTGTGGCATATCCATACATAACAGATGATAACAAACAGATGTATATAGTCTGGGACAGGATCAGGGGTCTGCATTACTTCATGGCAGATGCACCAGTATATGATCCAGTGAGCAGGGACATCCTTGGAGAAAAGTTCTCATTTGGTGAGGAGGCATCTGACATGTTTGTTGGTGAATACTTTCCATGGGTCACAATGAGGTACAGGAGACAGGATTCCTTTTGGGGCAATGGCATGGACTCACTGATTGAACTGATCAGGTCCATCAACCTGTTGCTCACAGTCCTGCAGGATGACACCATCAGAGAGGCAATCAGATTGTTGATCATGGGATTTGAACCAACTGGGACCAAGGACATCAAGGGCAAGATCAAGACTGGATTGAGAAATCCCATATTCAGTGCCAATGCATTCACAGGAGAGGGAGGTGCACCCACACAGATTCTTTCTGCGGACCTATACACAGAGGATGTGTTGAAGTATGTGGACCAACTTGTTGACATGGTGAGTGCCACCTACAGTGTGGAATCAGTGCTCAAGACACAACTCAAACAGGACCTGTCAGGGATTGCATTGAGGATCAAGAATGAGCCACTGTTGAGACAATGGGCATCAGACATCATGAAAGTCACAAAGAATGATCAGAGACTCATTGAGACATTGATTCAATGCAACAACTATCACAGACCATTCAACCAGATCAATCCCAATGTGATGGACAGCCTGATTGTGGACTACCAACAACCAAAGATCATCAGTGATGAAAAGGCAGACTATGAACTGGCAAAGTTGCAGATGGAGGATGGAGTGATCAGTGCAGTGGACTGGGTCCAGAAAAAGAACCCAGAAATGAGCAGAGATGAGGCACAGCAACACATCAAGGACAACATCCAAGAGTTTGAGGAGTTGTTTGGCATAGCATCACCACCACAGCAAAAAGCACCACCTGTCCCACTGGGGAGCAATGGGGCAATGGTTGAAAACTGATGGCAATCAGGGAGGTCTATGTTGCATCAGACTTGAGGGATGAACTTGGTGAACTGATAGACAAAGAACAGATTCTCACTGTCAAACTACAGGAGAGGATGAACAGGATCATTGCCAAGCACACACCCAAGATCATCAAGGCAACAACCAAAGAAGAAAAGGCAGAACTGACTCAACAAATGAGAGTTGAAATCAGGAAACATGCAGAGAGGATTGTCAAGGGTGGAATAAAACTGGGTCAGTCATGGCTAAAGTGAAACTGGATTTCAGGAGGTTCTTTACAAAAGAGGCAAAGAAGAACATTATTGGTCAGCCTACCACCTCTTATCCAACATACAAGTCCCTATTGAATACAAAGAGGGGCATCAATCTTGACCATGCTCCATCCAATGCCAAGAGCACCCAAAAGAGAAAAGGAAAGAACCACTGGCTTGTGAGCACAGGTGAAACAATGAAAAGTGGATTCAAGTTTGGTGCAAAGCCATTGAAATTGATTGTGTTTGCATCAGGAAAAAAACATAGTGGGAAATATTTATATAATGGAGGGAAAGGTGTTGGCAAGGCAAAAAACCCTCCAACATACAGGTCATTGTTCAGATGGCATAACCAAGAGAATTACAGTGGGGTGTTCAATAAACTACCCAGAGGATCACAGTTTTTCAAGAGACTGGCAAAGGAGGCAGACAAGCAGGTGGAGAAACAACTGGTCAAACAAGCCAGAAAGATGGGCAAGACTATTGCATGAATAACAGGAGGACAAAATATCTGGTGGACCTGACTGCCCTTGAATTGGATGGTGAGATTGATGCTATCTTGGCACAGGCAGAGACTGACTTCAAACGGAGGGTCCTGAATGGTGAGAGTCCTGCACAGGTGAGGAGAGGTCTGGTTGCAGATGCAAAGCAATACTCATCACAAAACTACACAGGCAACTTTGTTGGGATCAAAAGGAAAATCCACAGGATGATTGCAGATCAGGAGCAGAGGATGGTTGCCAAACCTGTTGAGGACCTCAAAGCAGAGAGGGGGCAACTATATCTCTGGGTGAGGGACCCAAAGGCATCAGGGTGTGTGGACTGTTTGAGATTCGGAAAGATGCCACCAAGGACCAAACAAGGGTGGCTTGATTTGGGCAGGGGACTGCCAAGGTGGGGAGATACAGAATGCAACATAGGATGCAAGTGCATGTTGAGACCAGTCAAAAGAGGACAAAAGGTGTCATCATTATCAAATGCAGTGTTCAGAGGTAGAGGGGCAGGAACACAGGCAGAGGAAATCCTTGGAGTGAGGGACATCAGGATGCAAAATGTGGTCCACCAACAGGCAAAGGTTGCCCCAAGGACTACATCATATCAGGATGTGAATGACAGAGTGATTGCAGTGGCACAGAGAAACTTTAAAGCAGAGATGGAGGCACACCAGACTGCACTGGAGAAACCACTCACAGAGGGTCCAAAAGCAAGAAGAAAGAGCAAGATTGGGAAAGCACATGCCAAGGATAGGACCTCAATGGAGAAATCAAAGGTCAAGAAAGAGAGTGACATCAAAGCAGGTGGTGTGAATGAGAGTGTGATCCTTGAGAATGGTGTCAAAGGTGTATTCAAAAGCCATGAGGCAGAGTATGGGATGCCTAAAGCAAAAAAGTCATACAGTGTGGGCAACCAGTTGAGGGATGGGATCAAGATTGGCAATCAGTACAAGAGAGAGGTGGCATTTTCAATCTTGGATGAGGAAATGGGTCTTGGTCTGGTTCCAACAACAGTGATGAGAAAGCACAAAGGAAAGATTGGATCATTCCAGAGATGGAAAGATGGATATATGTCATCCAGTGATATGCAATATTATTTGAGTGATAGGGGAATCAAAAACTGGAGGAAGTTGATTAAACCAAGACATGCAGAGGGGTGGTATCTGATTGACTCAATAGGGCAGAACACAGACAGGCATGGTGGAAACTGGATGGCAAAACCTGTCAAGAAACAGGTCAAGAAAAAGATTGATCCAAGGGTGCAGATCAGGAAAGACACAGACAAAGAGAAAGAGGCACTGAAAGACAATGAGCAACATCTTGAGATAATGGAAAAAAGACTGGTCCAAGGCAAAGACCATCTCAAGGATATGAAAAAGGGTCAGACACTATGGAAAAAGAAAATAAAAGATGCAGAAGATAAAGCCAACAAGTTTGCAGAACAGGACAACACAGATGAGTGGTTCAAATGGTCAAAAAGAGCACAGACATACAGTGATGAATTAAGAAATGTGACAATGAGAATCCAGAGCCAGACAAGGAATGTGTTTCAAAGGACTGAAGATGTTAAAAGTGCAAAGGCAGATGTTGCCAAGAGCAAGAGAGAAATCAGGAAACTGAATACAAAGATGAAAAATGCACCTGCACAGAAAACAATCACAGAGGAGGAATGGGAAGTCAGGATTGCATTGATTGATAATGGTTTGACTCTCCCCACAGGTCATGGCTCACCATCAAATGGCACACCACTCACATCCTATTCAGGAAAAAGAGTATCAGACTACTGGATGGGCAAATTGAAAACCATGAAACAAAATGAACAATTCATCAGGACCAGAATGAAACAGGAATCAGGGATGAGTGACATTGCAATTGATGTGTTTTTCACAAGGCTTGACAGAGTGCTTGACACAGGGGTCCATCTTGATTCTTTCTATGCAAAAGGATTTGAGTCTGATAAATATCATAATTTTGCAAAAGGGAAATATAGGAAAGGGAGTGAGTAAATGAAAATTGTTGAAGTATATGAGACCAGAGATGATGCCACACAGCATGTGATCCTGACAGTGAAACTTGTGGGCAAAACATGCAGGTTTGATGGTGACAGATATCTGGCAAAAGAACTCAAAGACAGGGGCATATTTACAAAGGTAGGGATCAGGGGGAAGTACCTCTACCCATACGATGGATTGAAGTTCATGAAAAGACTTGCAACCCATTATTCTGGGAGCAGAATCAGGGCATCAGATGTATTAATTGTCCCAGATTAAAAAAAAGATTACCCAACTGAACAAATCATTTATTAAATTGTACACCAAATAATGAAAGGAGATTCACCAAATGGCTGAATCGTTTCATGAAATCCTCAATGAGGTCAGTTCAAAAGGAACTGAAATGGACTCCAGTGAGGTCAAGGTTGCCCTTCAGAAAATGGGCGGTTTGTTTGATGACATGGTTGCAAAGGTCCAAGTATTTGGATCAGAGAACAAGGACAAGAGGATCAACAATGAATCTCTTGCCAAGGACAACAGAGAACTCAAGGCACAGGTAGATTCTCTCACAAACCAAGTCAATTCTCTTGATGATTCTGCACTCAAAGCAGAGATTCAGACACTCAAGGAAAAAGAACAGAAATGGACTGAAAGTGCTCGGACCAACCTCCAAAAGAAACTGGACAAGTATGCCACACACACCAACTGGGACAAAGCAAAGTCTTTCTTGGATGTCAGTCAGAATGAAGATGGGAAAATTGATCTGACAGGTCTTGACCCAGATGGTATTGGAAACATGAGTGAATCACTTGGAAAAGTTGAGAAACTCGGATTGTTTGATTCCACTGGTTCACCTCCATCCTCACCTACATTTGGCAAAGGCACTCCAAAGGTTGAACCCAATGGTGGTGTGCCAGATGACTTGAGTGACAGAGAACAAGTCTCAAAGTTTGTTTCACAAGAACTACAGAAAGCCTTGTAAATAAGACCACAGCCAGAACAGTTTTCCTTTAAACGAAACTAATCAAGGAGAATTGAAATGGCAAATGTAGCCTCAACTCAAGTTCAGAACATTCTGAACACAGTTGCTTTTCCAGAATTCCAGAAAGCCTTTGCAAACACTGCAGGGTTTATGGGACAGGTCGGTCTGTCCGCAGGAAAAGCGAGAATTCAAATCCCCATGCACAAGTCTGGTCAAGCAGTCACAGTCACCTCAAATGAGGCTGACTATGCAGGAGCCTTTTCTGAAGGTTCTGCGATCCCTGTTGGACAGGCACAAGGTAGGCAAACAGTAGAATGGGACTACAAGAGATATGGTACAACTGTATCTGTTGATGGTATGGTCCAAGCCAAAGCCTTGGCAGGTGGATACAACGCACTCACAGACCTATTGGCAGATGAATTATTGCTATCTGTTGATGATCTAAAACATGCCATCACACTGGACATGATGGGAGAGGGAGCAACAAGCACCTCATCCTTTGATGGTGTCAGTGACATTGTTGGAAACACAAACACATCTCTTGCAGGTGTGGACCAGACTGCACAGTCATGGTTTGCATCCTATGTGAAAGCAGGTGGGTCCAGTGCTCTGACATTGGCAATGATGGATGATGTCTGGGACAACTTGATTGATTCAAGACTGTCCCCACCCAATCAAATCTGGACATCTCAAAAGCAGTATTCTGCCTATGAGGGACTATTAACTGCGAATAGCAGATACAGTCCAGTTCCGACTGCAAAGGGTGATGCTCGGTTCATGGCTCTTGATTACAGGGGCATCCCTGTGATTGCCATCCCGAAGTACAACAATGCAAGAATGGATTTTGTAAACAATTCCGATTTTGCACTGTACTATCTACCGCAGAAGTCATACACTGCAGAGGGTAAACTCATTGAGGGTGCTTTCAAGGTAGAGGCAAAAGATGCATCAGGAAAAGATGAAATTGCATTCACTGTTGTTTGTTACATGGTTCTTGTTTGCAGGAATCCTTTCAAACAAGGTGTAGTGAACGCATTGGCATAAACCAACAAATGAGGAGTTGAATCATGTTGTGGATCAAATGTATCATTGAATGTATCACCCCAGACATTGAGAAAGGTGGTGATATTCACTGGAAAGTTGGTGAGGTAAAACAGGTCTCTGAAAAGTTTGGGTCATGGCTCATTGGATGCTATGACAGGAACTTTGAGGTGACTGAAAAACCAAAAGCCAAAGCAAAATCAAAATCCAAGGCAAAGGGCAAGGGCAAATAGATGGCTCTGTCCAATCCATTCTCATACATATCAATCAGTGACTCGGATGTCACAGAATATCTCCCAACCATTACATCATTTCTGGCAGATGCAGAGACAGGAGGTCTCACACATGAGATCAATCAGGCTCTGTGTCAGTTGTTTGATGATCTGAAAAATCAGTACAGGAATGTAAAAACTGATGCTGAAATTGCAGAGTTGAGAGAGTTTGAACTGTCCAAGCCAATCCAGAGGAAAATCTGTTATCAGGTGATTGCCAATGTGATGTTCAATCACAATCATGCAGAACAGGCACAACTGTATCAGTCAAAAGCGGATTCAATTCTGTTGACTGATCTTGCCTTTTCTACAGATGCAACAATCACAGATTCTGAAAAGACAGGTGAGCCTCTGGTACAGATAGGCTTTAGCAGGTGACATGGCATTTCCAAATTTAGAATTTGGGGCAGATCATATTGAGACCAAATTGAATGCCAATCTATCTGGGTTCAGTAGGTTGAAAAAGTATCAATGGATTGACAGTGGGAATTTTATGACAGGCAGACTTGATCAATCATATTTCATCACATTTGTGACTGGTGGTGTAGATGAGCACACCTTTTCAGGGGTGAACATTTATCAGGCAGTTTACAGTGTGGCATTTGTTTTGAATACAAGTGCAGGGAAAGAGATGACCAAGATCAATGATGTCACAAGAGGCATGGTGGACACATTAAAAGCACTGGACTCATCAACAGGTGAATCTGGTGCTGTGACTGCAAAGTTCTCTGGGTGTGACCATATCCAATCAATGACAAGTGAGTTTGAGTTTTTGGATTCAGATGAATTTGGTGGGTTGGATGCAGGTCTGTTGAACTTCCCAACTGTGACCTTGAATTTTGAGGGTTCAGCATGAACAAATCCCAAACCTTAAAGGAGTATTAAAATGGCAAATTTAGCCACTTCAAAGGTCTTTGTTGGTAGATTGGTGCAAGTCATCATCAAGGACTCTGGGGACACAACCAAGATTGACTGGGAAAACCTAAAACCAGAAACAGTGACCATCTCTGATGAATTGAAAGAGACAGTCACGGAAATTGAATCTGGTCAGGAAGTAGTGACAGCATACGGATTCAAATCTGTTCTGGAACTCACTGTCAGTCACTTGGATGCCACAGAGTTGACAAACATTGATGCTTGTGAAAACCTTGGGGAAATTGTGGTGAAAACATCAACAGGTGGTGGAAATGCCACTGGCATGATCTTCACTATGACTGACTGTGATCAGATAAGGGCATACAATGATGGTTTCAGGACCAAAATTGAAGCCAAAAAGTCCTCATCCAGTGCAACAAGACCTTGGACAATAGCAGATAACTCTGCATAAGTTGTTCAATTAAACTGACCCTCTGCCCCACTATGATCCAGAGCCAGTGATCAGGTGGGGCATGGTCACATCATAGGAGATACTATGGCAAAAAAGACTGAAAGCAAGTCCAAGCCAAAGGCAAAATTGTATGTTGATGCAGTGAGCATGGGTGGCAGGATCATTAAGGTGTCAGAGGACAATCTTGATTATTGTGTGGAACTTAAATCAAGAGGCAGGACCATCAAGGACCCTCATGGCTTATTGAAAAAACATCCTCAAAGGAAATACATTTTCGATGAGTAGGGATCACTATGGCAGACCCTACAGTATATAATTATACAAGGCAAGATGATCTAAAGGTCCAGAGCACACCTACCCCATCTTTCACACTTGACACCTTGAATCAAATCATGACATTCAAGGTCACATGGAAAGCAAATGGGTACATCACTGGCAGTGTCAATGGACAATATAAATTATCAGGTGGATCATACACCAATATGTCTGTGGTTGGACAGGCATCTGCAGGGACCAAGACTCTCAAGGGGAACATGAGAAACAGGGTGGAGACATTTGTCTGGCAATGCCACAGTGACATCCTACCCCTAAAACACACAGACATATCTTTCAAACTGACATTCAATGATGGGACCAGAAACATCCCACTTGCAGAGTCTGCAACAGAATGGACAGGTCAAACTCTTGATTTGAGAAAGCAGATCACAAAGTTTGCACTGGAGGGCAACACAATCAAGGATTCATTTGGGTATGAGGACCAACCAGTTGCCACATTTGAAACTCCACAATACTGGACCAATGTCAGGGTCAGACCCATTCTGGAAAAGTCCACCACAGCAACATTTGATTCAATCACTGCAGAGACATCATGGGAATATTGGAATGGATCAGCATGGGTGAGTGGTGATGCAACAAGTGGCAATGCAATGACAACACCAATAAAAGTCAGGATGACAACACCAACAATTGCAGATGATGCAAAAGAATATATCAGGGTGAGAATGCACCCATCAGGCTTGGTTTAAGGTAAAGATACCATGAGAGAGAAAAACGACCATTTAGGAGGTAATATGGACCAAATAAAGGCATCAGAGAAACCTGTGGAGGCAGGGAAATCTATGCATGAGAAGTTTTACGAAATACAGGGGCAAAAATTCAGGCAGACTGAACTCACCATTGG